GTGTAACGCCCTGATTGCTTCCATACTAAGTTCCAGTTGAGAGAAGCAAGTCTATGAAGTATCGGGTCGTCATACCCTAAGTGCAATAGGTATAAACCCCAATCACTGATGTGCCCTTCATAGCTTACCCCGTCACCCTGTCCGCCGTGTAGGGAGTAGAAGATTTGCTCCACAGCAATTCCTATCTTAAGCATGTCCTCCTTGAAGTCCTGCTGTATGAGTTCGCTCCAGTCCTCCCACCCTACAAGCACATCACAGTACTTGTCGATGTGTTCTTTGTTGTACGATTTTATGCTCATAGCTTCCTTCCATGTTGGTATAGATATGCTCACGTAATACACGTAACCCTGCTTCGATTGCCCTTTCTTTAAGATCATTCATACGTTCTTGATCGGTTAACTGCTTCCAAACACCATTGACGTGAGCGCTATGATTAGGGGGATTGCAATTACACAGCCCAATACGTAACAAACGAATTGCGTCATCACCCACTGGTTCTTTATAGTTAACATCCTTTATGTCGCCGCATTTCAGTCTGTATTGGTTGTCCAATGACTCCTTGATAATGTTATCAAACACGCCGAGTCGTGCTGATACACGGGTTACATGTCGTAGCGTTGCCGTAGCATCTTTGACTGTGTTCTTGGCTTTGTTGGTGATTATCTTGGACAAGTCTTCGGGTACATTGCGGTACTCAATGGGTGCGCCACGATGGTTTAACAGAACTTGAAACCCCGGTGCATAGGGCACTGACTTTGACCCCATTTCTAAATTGCTAACACGTACAGGATGTAACTTTCGACGATGCCCTGACAAGTCAGAGCCTATGTACATACCGATTGCTGCTGCCAACCTGTAACACTTTGTTATACCTATTGCAAGACTATGCAGCGTTACCAGATTGTCTGGCGACACAGTGAACATCAATTCCTTGCTGGCTCGGTTGTAGTGAACCTCAAAGTTGTCACCCTTCTTGGACAACAGGCAGTCACGGAAGATCACCTTGGTTTCACCCCTACGCCGTTCGAACAGTCGCTCGTAGTCCTTGTACGTCCGCGCTTGGCGATACCTCATATCAGTTGCTGCCATAACTTCCTCCATCTCAAAGTGTACGTTCTCGCCATGTGGGGCTACAACATCGCTGCTGATACACCACACCACGGGATAGCCGGGGTCATTGCCAAGTCGGTGTAGCCATCGGTCAAGCACACGAACAACTCAGGCTCAATACCATGCTTGGCACAGTAGTCGAACCCTGCTGGCATATGCGTACCACCACCGGAATAGAACGACAGACTAACCTCCTCGCCGCACTCGAACTCGTCGTGACGTACAACCTGTGTGTCGGTGTACAGAACATGAACACTCTCGGGTCGCGTCTGCTCGATGATGCGTGATAGGTGACCGTTGTAGTAATCTAACTCACGCTTGGACACCGATCCAGACACGTCAACTTGCACAACAAGTGCGCCCATCTGTGGTAGCTTATCTACGCTGGGCATGTACACATCGGTGTACCGCTTGTTCGGACGCCGCCATGACTGACCCTGCCGCACACAGCTAGTCATATACTTCTCAACGATGTCGTACCAAGGTGTCTTGACATCCAGCACCTCTGCAACGATCTCAGCCAGCCTACCTGATAACTTACCCTGCATCTTGGCAGCCTGCGCAGCCTCCGCTATCTGCACCTTGATCTCACCGCTGACAGTACGCCCCGCATCCTTGGTCATCTGCGTGCCGCCCTCACCAACGCCATCGGTAAAGTGGACATCGTTACCAAGGCCACCGCTACCACCACCGTCATCGTCAGGCAGTGAGTCGTAGATATTCTCTACAGTGTTGTCCTTGGAGCCCGGTATATCTACACAGCCCGGTATACGTTCGCCCATCTTGGCCTCATCAAGCGTATCGTTAATCCACGCATCACCAGCCCAGTTCCACTTCTTGTGGTTACGTGTACCTACACGCAGTGCGTGCTGACCTACGATATGAAACACCTCATGGCATAAGCCCCACACAAGCTGCTGCACAGTAAGCGTAGCTATGAAGTCAGGGTTGAAGTAGATACGCGCCTTGCCATCTACCGCCAACGTAGGCACTTCCCTAGTCTCAACGAACGGGCGGCGAAGCAGGATGCTCGCCACGAATGGATAGTCAAGCACGATCAGTGACCGCGCCTTGTCCATGTTACTTGCCTTCTTAATTGCCATTTGGTTTCTCCTTTAGTTTGTTAACCTCAATATTGCCTGACGCATCCCGCTTGATGCTCAATGTATTGTCAGCGACACCACGCATGGCATCCATCAGGTGCATTGCTACCCCTCGCAGTTCCGCTATCTCACACCACTGCCTGTATACAACAAAGCCCAAGACAGTAACTGCGATAAGCAGCACCAGTTCCAACTCAGATAAAGTAATCATCTGTACAGCGCTCCCATCTGACGTGCGATCTCGTCCAACTTCTTGGCAGCCTGCTCCCGCACGATAGGCGACTCACGTAGTACGTTAGTGCCTGTATACACGTTCACTGCGGACGACAAGGTATTAATCATCGTAGTGATCTCAGGGTCGTCGGACACGTTCAGCTTCTTGGCTCGGTTGATGTTCTCTACCACGTTCTCGATAGCAGACTCCCGAAAGATAGAACCCTCAGTGCCAATGGGCTTGTTCAGCTTCTCTACTAAGTGACCTAGTGGCTCAAGCATCATCTTGATAGTCTCGTTACGTGCGCTCTGCTCAACAGTTGCCATCATGTCGGTGAAGGCTGACTTGTCCTCGTCGCTGATATCGAACAAGAAGTGGCTGGCGTCTGGTAACGGGCTGAACCTCAAATCAAATCCGATACGGGATTCGAACTCTTCCATCGTGGGGTAGTCATCAAGTGTGGCTCTACTGTTAGTGCCCATGCTGCGCTGTTGGATATCAAGCTGCACATACTTGTTGTAGTTAGGCATATGCAATGCCTTCATGTTGTCCACCACTGCAATGACACTACGCATTAAGCTAGAGTAATCGAAGTACTGTACGTTCGGCAGTATGCGTGGCCCCTTGTCCACGTAGGGTAGTGTGTTCTCCTTGTGCTTGGTGTATACCTCGCTGACCTTGGTCATAAGCTGGTTGATGGGGTTGGACTTGTCGCGGAACAGCTTGCTGCTCACGATCAGGGATGTGTCGTCCAGTTGATTCTGCACGAACGATTCAGCCACAGTGTCGCGCCGTGATAGGTTAGCCCTACGCACAGTCAGCTTGACCAGCATCGCTTTGGCATTGAGAGGGGTGACGTTAAGTTCCATGATGATGTTCTCCTTGGTTGTTACAGATAAGTATTGCCGTTAGCTACAGTCCACTTGACATACGCCTTGGTGTTGCGCACCGACGAATCCTGACGCATCGCATCCATGATGTACATGGTCTGAAAGTCAGATGGCATACGCTCGATGAACTCCATGCATCGGTCAAAGTTGTCCTTGGTAGTACGATGGGCGATCGCACCAGCCAACGCATAGCGCACCGCAGGGTCAGCAGGAACCTCTGCCTTGCTTGGATTCATAAGCAGCGAATCTATGTTGGGCAGTGATTCGAAGATACGCTTGAACCCTGTGTACTCGGCAGCAGCACCCTCACCTACGCACCCAGCTACATTGGCAAAGTACAGGTCAGTGGGCAGTGTCTCCTCGACATCGTTAGCCATTGCCCAAGAACGTGGTGTGGGGTTGATCTTGCGGTTGGGGTCAAAGTCAGACAGCAACGCTGGCTTGAAGCGCAGGAACTGAATGATCTTCAGGTCGATACCCTTGTCGAATGCCCACAAGCACCAGTCGTCAAGATTCTCATCGAAGGTCAGCGTCTGCATACGATTGCCCAGCTTGGTACTCATGCGGGTAGCCCCAGACTTGTGTTCTGTGCCATTACCTGTACCAATGATGTACAGCTTGCGATGCAACTGCAATTCGCCCGCGTGCTTGTCCAAGATAACTCGGCACATGGGATTCTGCATCGGCATCGGCGCATCGGATAACTCCTCGATGATGAGCGCACAGGGCTCGTCAGTCCCATCGTCACGGATACGATAGAACTCAGGCATTGGTATCCACTTGGCTACATCGCCATCGGTACGCGGCACACCCATGATGTCCACGGGGTCACGCAATGATGGATTGAACTCGGTGATACGCTCAGGTCTGATGCCAAGCTGGGAGATGATCTCCCGTGCAAGTGTGGACTTGCCGCCGCCCGGGCGGCCCTCAATGTAGGGCACAATCTGGTTACCCTTGGCGAAGTTGGCAAGGCAGGATTGGAGTATGTCTGAATATCGCATAAGGTCTTTCAATAAGTAAGTTAAGGTCAGGGTTTACCCTTACGGGCGGTTACACGCACAAGTTCTACGCTTGTGTTCAATTTAATGCTGTAGTTTGGGTAGCTCATCTGGTGAGCTATGGGCTAGTCGGTTTCCCGAACGTGATTTTTGGTTAAGCATCTGACAGAATAGCTTGGACTTCTCACACTTGGGGTATATACGCATCTCCCCGTACTTGTCGCGGGGCTCTACTATTAGTTGGGTGTTCATTCGTCTACCTCCACATAGTCGGGTGTGTCTTGGCGTTCAAGTCCTACTACTTCACATACCAACTTGCGGCATAGCGTGGACGCAACGTCACAAACCAACCCCTCAAAGTCCTCGACAGTTAGGTGTCCATCGTTGTTGTTCAGCGTAGCAAGCACGGCAAAGTCGCCATCCTCGCGGAAAAAGCCTAGTGATACTGTTTTCATTCGTCATCTCCTTTAGTTACGAAGTCTTCCTCTTGTAGTGGCGGCTTGTCCCACGCACTGCCAATCATTGCCCACACCTCCTTGAATGACTCCATGTCCTCAGAGCCAAGGCATGGGTTAAGGAATCCGGTAGGTTTGCCTCCATCTTTCTTATAGTAGACAACCTCCTTGATACAGTACCAGTCCTCACCCCCGTTCTCAGACTTGGCATTGACTATGCGGTAGTTCCAAGTGAAGTCAAAGTAGTCGTCAGTTGTATCAGTCATTCGTCTTCTCCTTTGTTTAGGTATACAGTGATAAGGTATCCGGCGTTCATGCCAGCCCACACTAGGCCAGCTTGGAATAACCAGCCTTCCCTGCCCCAGCATGTAAGTAGGAATATGGTGGCTAGGATAGCGATGCCGATGTCGGCAACCACCTCGGATTTGGTTGTGGTGTAGTTCGTGTTCATGCTTGCTCTCCTTATGAGTGTGTGTATCCGTCAGGCTCTATGCCTAGCCACATGCCACACCACTTGACCATGATGCAGTCGTAGCCACCTAGTACAGTGCGGCGAAAGGCAAGGTAACTCATGCCTTGGTTGTCTTGCGTCCACTTGCGCTTGAGTGAGGCGCGTTGTTGCTTGGTCAGGTTCATGCTTGCTCTCCAAAGTTGGGTTCGTCGGTCATAAAGGGATTCGATGGCATGTAGGGCAGTTGCTGCCAAGGTTCGGGGGACTCGATTCGAGCGTAGTTCGGCTCGATGATTAGGTACGTGTCGTCGTCCAAGTCCAAGAGGATTAGGTTTGATAGCATGGTGTGCTCCAAGTGAGTGAGTAAGTTGAGGGGACTCCCGCCATTCCGCTTGACTGCGCGAATTTAGTGTGTTATGCTTCAGCCATAGGCTGAAGTAGATGTGAAAGAAGTTGACGAACTGATGCCGCGAATGATAGGTGTGGATACTTATTTATTCTTATAGCATCTCGCACTGGAATATTCGAAGTGTATTGCAAATCATATACTTACGAGGGGAAAATTCAAATATTCCAATATTCCACGTTTTTCACGCAGAGACAGACCTTTTGATGATTACGTGTGTATGTGGCACGGCGTTTCGTATGTATACACACGTCATACGCGCTCATGTGAGCGCAGCCATTTACATAAGAATATTGGAATATTAGAATAATACCCTTATAAGTGGATGATTTATAAGGACTTTTGTTTATTCTGTAGTTTATTCCGACACTTTTCAGTGGAATATTCTAAAGTTGGCGGTGGAGAACGGTGGTGGTAAGGCGTATTGATTGCGTTAAGGGCTTGCCAGTTCCCATGCTTCGTTGGACTCTGTGTCCAACATAGCCGCTTTGGACAGCATCGACATCTGCTGATTTGATGGTCGTTCAATATGGTGGGGCGCTACACTGCCAACCCACTTGGGCATCATGTCGGGGACTCTCACCCCAACACCCAACGCTCTAGCATTTGAATCCGTCTACCAAAACCCACATCACTGTGGGCTTCAGAAGCAAGACTGCTTACTCGGCGTCGAACGCGGCAGCGTGGAACTCGGCAAGCAGGGCTTGCACCTTAACCACCAATTCAGCGTGCTTAACTTCGCGGTTGGACTTCTGCGCAGACGCTACCGCTTTCACAATGCCAGCCAACTTGGCTTCGACATCCAGCGCTTCCGGCGCAGACTGCGCCTTGAAGTCTTCCCACGACAGGGAAGCCTTGACTACCTCTAACTTATACTCTGGTGACCATTCCTTGTGCGCATCAAAGTACTGCGCTTCCTTGATGGTCATTGCAATATTGCCGTAGAACTCAATAAAGTCCTTGATGGCGGATTGCTTGGTAGACTTGCGTAAGCACTTGAGTAGTGCATTGGTCATGCCAGCATCTTTGAGCACGATAGATGCGTATACACACATTACCAGTGCCTTCGAGATACCCTTGGTTGCGCGAGCCTGAGCCCGTGCGATTTCACCGATAACAGTGTTGAATTGCTCGATGATTGTGTCTTTGTCTAATTCCATGATTTAACTCCAGTAAGTCAGTTTGGCTACAATCTAAACACTCAGGATTGAATGCCTAGACCATAGCCACTCGCCGTGCTTGCCTTGCACGTTTAGCCTTTTAGTCTTGCGAGTGACTTGGTAGTCATGTCAGTACACAGTTTATAGATTTACTGTCGGGGGTGTGATTTATTGGTACTGCCCAATGTTCCGCCACTTAAATTCGCACCGTGATTGCTATTCCGTGTCCTCAGCCCTTTTCGTCCTTCCGTGTTCTCAGTCAGGCGAGTTATCTCGAAACCCCCGACCGCACTTCCGGCGCTTTGGTTGCACCCCCCAGCCCATGCTACTCATAAGTGTGTCACACCCCAATCCGCAGTCACGCGGAGCCCGAATATGTGCCTTGATTGCACTCGGTGCGCTATGCCTTATCTCTTGCGAGGCCCCCTGCCGAGGGTGTTTGCATAGTCACAGATACTGTTTGCCCCAAAACGCCGCCGGATGTATCACTTCCACTAACGGCATGAATCGGACAACGATGCCCAGACAAGGGCACGGGGTGAGGGGGAGGGCAACGGACACGCGGAGGGGGGCGCTACTCTACCCATTACGCACACGACAAGGCCAATTTTTCCCCATATACACACGTCTACATACATTCCCCAGTCCCAGCACCCCCCAACGCTTGACACGCCATAAATTTTTGCTACCATACACACGTCATTAACCCAACGGAGTTTTCTATGGCTACCAAAATGCCCCCAGCCCTCATGGCTAAGTTCAAAGGTAAAGAGACTGGTAAAGAAGAGAAAATGGAAAAGAAGATGCCCCCAGCTATGTACAAAAAGGGCGAGAAGACGGAAGAGGCCAAGATGAAGAAATCTGGCAAGCCCGTCATGAAGGGCAAGTATTGATGATTCGCCACAATTTCTTCCTACCCGAAGACCTTGTGGTTAAGATGAAGGAATACTCGGCTAAGACCGGTGTTACTTTGTCTGAGATTGTCCGCCGTGCGATTGCGCAATACCTAAAGAACGATGAACGAGTTTGAAGTCGATGACCTAACAGCACACCTGAATCACTCAGAGTTTGCGTTATCGCCACAGGCAGCAGACCCTCACGTTACTTTAGACATCCCACCCCAGTTGGTGTGGGAGTGCGCTGCTGGGCTAGAAGACCCTGTGGCTATTGCGCAACGCTTTGGCTTTGAGGGTGAGAAGTGGGAACGCCTATCCCAGTGGAGTCCGTTCATTACCGCAGTGCAGACACAGCGCTCTGAGTTTGAGCGTAACGGGATGACTTTCCGGCTCAAAGCCGGGCTCATGGCTGAGGAGATGATGGCGATGATGTTCAAGCAGGCCATAGCCAACGACACCAGTGTGATGCAGAAGCTCTCAGTGTTCAACGCGCTCACGGACGTGGCGGGACTTAAGACACCGAAAGAAGACAAGAACGCTGGGGTAAACGTTGCACCGAAATTTAGTATCACCATAAACATACCCCAAGGGGCGCAGCCTCTGACCATAGATGGCTAACCTTGTCTACACTCCGCCGACATCGGTGGTTCCGTTTCTTACAGCAGACAAGTTTGCTAACTTCATCGTAGGGCCAGTGGGTTCGACCAAGACTACCGCTGCGCTCATAAAGATTGGGTATGAGGCCAAGCGCATAAAGGCATCGCCTGATGGTATACGCCGCAGCCGGGTGGCGGTCATCCGTAACACGCGCCAGATGCTCTGGGATACGACCATACCGGATTTTATTAAGTGGTATCCAGACCAAGAGGCGGGGATACTAGAGAAGACGAACAGCAAGTTTCAGTTGAAGTTTGACGACGTTGAATGCGAAGTTCTGTTTCGTGGACTGGACGATGCCAATGACGTACGTAGGCTGTTGTCATTACAGTTAACCTTCGGCGTGATGGATGAGTTTCGGGAGATTAACCCTGATATTTACAACGCGCTGACGGGTCGTCTGGGGCGATATCCTGATAAGACGATGAACGGGGTTGGGGCTTGTGACGACAAAGGTAAGCAGATTCACAAAGTCTGGGGGGCGACTAACCCGCCGGACATGGACACGTTCTGGGAAAAGGCGCTGACCGAGCCGCCGCAGAATATGCACGTTACTATCCAGCCTAGTGGCTTGAGCCAAGAAGCTGACTGGACGCAGTACCTGCCTGACGAGTACTATGAGAACCTGTGCGAAGGTAAGACTGAGGACTGGATAGACGTGTATGTACACGGCGAGTTTGGTAAATCACTCAGTGGGCAGCCGGTGTTTAAGGCGTTTGATCGGGACACGCATGTTGCGAAACAGACACTGACGCACATTAAATTGCAGACCCACCCGCTTATGATTGGGATGGACTTTGGGTTAACTCCGGCCTGTACTATTAATCAGGTAGACGCTCAAGGGCGGCTGCTGACGTTTGCCGACTTAATATCTGAGGGTATGGGAACTTTGCGGTTCTGCCGGGAGAAACTAAAACCCATGCTGGCTAACCGATTTCCGGGTATGAATGTGTTAATAGTGGGTGATCCGGCTGGTCAGCAGCGGGCTCAGACCGACGAGCGTTCGGTATTTGATATATTACGGGCTGAGGGGTTTAGGGTTATTTCCGCTAAGTCCAACAGCATTGTTGCACGTATTAATGCAGTTGATAAGATGCTCACACGTACGGTGGATGGTAAACCTGCCCATCTAATTGATCCGTCATGTACACACCTTATTGCTGCACTAAGAGGCGGATATAGGTATAAAATCCGGCAAAATGGCGAGGCAGACGACAAGCCAGAGAAAAATTCGCATTCCCACATTGCAGACGCGCATCAATATGCGTGCCTACACGCAGACGGTAACGTAACTGGGGATTCTTGGACGCGCAAAGCGGTTGAAGTCAAGAGAGTAGATTATGTCTGGACTTGACACGTAAACCAAAATCGTTTACACCCCCAACAAAAGATGTGGCACATATGCAACTTGGCTTAAATATTACGAACAGCAACGCGCCGGGAGTAGTTTCGGCAGGCGGTCTTGTCACTATTAAGTCTCTCAAAGGACTTCAAGACGAGGCAAAGGCCGAAGCACAACGGGCTAATTCTCAGCCTGTAGTACAAGCTTTGGCTGGATATATTCGTAAGAAATGGATGTCTGCCATGCTGGCAAAGCAGCAGACTTCTGAGATCAAAATGCTCAAGTCTGTCCGCGCCCGTCGCGGGGAGTATGACCCTGACAAGCTGGCTCAGCTACGTGAGCAGGGTAGCGCCACTATCTACATGATGCTGACTTCAAACAAGTGTCGTGCGGCTTCTAGCTGGCTGAAAGATACCCTTGTCACTGCCGCTGAGGATAAGCCTTGGACTATTAAGCCAAGCCCGATGCCAGACCTCCCACCTGACCAAGTGCAGTCGATCATGGAGCAGGCGCAGCAGGAAGTGCAAGGGCTATACATGGCTGGTACGCCGCCGACAAATCAGCAGGTGCGTGAGCGTTTGCTTGAGATGAAGGACATGGCGCTATCCCACTTACAAGACATTGCCAAGCGCACGGCTGAGCGCATGGAACTGAAGATGGAAGATCAGTTGTATGAAGGCAATTGGTCTAAGGCGTTCAGTGATTTCCTAGACGATATAACCACGTTCCCCTCTGCGATCATGAAGGGGCCGGTTGTCCGCAAGCGTCCGAAGATGAAGTGGGTTCCCGGTGCGGCTGGTCACTTTAAGCTTGACGTAGTTGATGAACTCTGTCTTGAGTGGGAGCGTGTTGACCCGTTTAATCTGTACCCCGCTGCGGACATGACGGACATTGATGATGGCGGTGCGCTCATTGAGCGCCATAAGCTGTCCCGGTCTGACCTGCAAGCCATGATTGGCGTTGAGGGCTACAGCGAGAATGCCATTCGTGGCGTGCTGGAAGAATACGGCAAGGGCGGTCTGCGCGACTGGATTTACGTTGACATGAACAAGGCTGCGGCTGAGGGTAAGTCAACCATGGGCGTGCAGCAGAACCCATCTGAACTCATCGACGCGCTTCAGTACTGGGGCAGCGTACAAGGGCAGTTGCTCCTTGACTGGGGTTTGACGGAAGAAGAAATTCCAGACCCTCTGATGGATTATCCGATTGAGGGCTGGGTAGTAGGCCACTGGGTGATTAAAGCCGCAGTAAACCCCGATCCGTTGGGCCGCAAGCCATACTTTAAGGCGTCCTACGAAGAAGTCCCCGGTGCATTCTGGGGTAACTCCGTAGCCGACTTGTGCCGTGACACACAAGACATTTGCAACGCAGCCGCAAGGTCGTTGGTCAACAACATGTCCATTTCGTCCGGCCCACAGGTGGTTTACAACATTGACCGGCTGCCGCAGGGCGAGAATATTACCCAGCTATACCCATGGAAAGTCTGGCAAGTTACGTCTGACCCGATGGCTGGCAGTGCGCCACCAATGCAGTTTTACCAGCCAAATTCGCTTGCACAGGAGTTGATGGCTGTATATGAAAAGTTTGCCACACTGGCAGATGAATACACGGGTATACCTAGGTATATGACCGGCGATAGCCCTGCGGGCGGTGCTGGACGTACAGCTTCGGGTATGTCTATGTTGATGACCAACGCAGGTAAATCTATTAAGCAGGTTATTGCCAATATTGATAACGCAGTTATTGAGCCCGCAATTAATCGGCTGTATTTTTATAATATGCGTTACGGCTCTGACCCTGACCTGAAGGGCGATGTTAATTGCCGCGCACGCGGTGCTGCTTCGCTGGTTCAGAAAGAACAAGCCCAAGTCCGCCAGAACCAATTTCTGCAAATTGCGCTGCAAAGCCCGGTTGTCCAGCAGGTGGTTGGTATGGAGGGTATTGCGGAATTGCTACGGCAGTCGGCTAAAACCCTTGACCTTAACCCAGACCTTATCGTTCCACCGGTTGAGATTATCAAACAGCGTATGCTTATGCAGCAACAGATGGCCCAGCAGCAACAGATGCAGGCCGACCAAGCAAGTGGGCAGTCCCAAGCTGGGGGATCACCCCCGGCCCCCGCCCCCGGTGCGCAACTTGGAAATGGCGCACCAGTGACGAATAATTTTGCACCACAGGCTGGTATCCCCGGTTGACAGTGTAATTTTTTGGTATATTATCTACACAAAGGAGTTTTTTATGCAAGCTATTAAACCAATGGAATCGCGTTCCAAAGAATACGCGCAGGAATCCGCCAAAACTGACGGTATGTCCAAAGGCCCAGCCTCGCAGGGTGCAGGCGGCAATAACGGCGATATTATGAGTTTGGGTAAACGCGGAGGTGCTGAATACACTTCTGAATGTGCCAAAACTGATGGAATGTGCAAATAAGTGGTTCGTGTCGATGATCGGGTAGCTCGGTGTTTTTCACTGATGCGTACCCAAGACATGCAACCGCTGGTAGAATATTTAAAAGCGCGACGCCAAGAGACTCTTGAAAGACTTGGTGAAGCAACAGGTGAAGAAATGAAGAGTCGGCTGCAAGGCCGACAAATCGAACTCAAGGAAATCCTTGAGATGGTGGAACAAGGGGAAACCCTGTTTGCCAAAACCCGAAGACAGTAATCAGACCGTTAAGTCGGAGATTACAGTCAAATTTGAAACCCTAAAGTAGCAGACCGTAAGCGAATAGAAACTGACCGTAAAGTCGGAGTTTCAAAGCGTAGTCGGAGCGAAGGAGATAGAGATATGGCATTGCCACGAGTAATTCAGCAGCAAATTGATGACGCAGATGCGTATGTAGCCCAGATGACCGGTCAGACCGCACCAAATGCGGAGACTAACCAGAATCCAGACCTTCAATTAGAAGCGAACGACCCGCCGCAACCAGTCTCGCAAGAGACGCAACCGAAGACGGTGCCCGAAGAAACGTGGGAACGAAAGTACCTTACGCTCAAGGGAATGTATGACGCTGAAGTGCCACGATTGCACGCACAGACACGAGAGTTGAACCAACAGGTTCAAGGCTTGATTGCTGAGAATGCTGCTGCCAAAGCCCAACAGATTAATACGCCATCGAGAACGGGATCGACTCTTATCACTGAACAAGACAAAGAAGCATTTGGTTCTGACTTGTTGGATTTGATTGACCGTGCCTCTGAGCAAAAAGTTTCCGAAGTTCGGAATCGAAATGCTGAGTTGCTTGGGGAAATCAGAGAGTTAAAAGGTAAGCTTGGGAACGTGAGTGACCGGCAGGTGGTATCTGATAAAGACAGGTTCCTATCCAGCTTGAGCACAAAAGTTCCTGACTGGGAAGCTTTGAATGTAGATTCAGGTTTCTTGGCATGGTTGGCTGAAGTAGACCCGGTTTACGGGCTGCCACGTCAGTATGGATTGAATAATGCTTATGAGGCATTTGACGCAGACCGAACGGCTGCGATTTTCAGTCAGTACAAATCCATGGTTACCCCTAAGACCCAACAAAGAACACCGAGTCTTTCGAGTCAAGTAGCGCCGACTCGCTCTCGTAGTACGCCTGCTCAGAATTTGGGAACCGAAAAACCGAACTTTAGCCAAGCTGAAATTTCGCAGTTTTACGATGACTGGATGAAGAACAAGATTACAAACGATGAAGCGGCGAAGATTGAAGCAGAAATCCATGCCGCCTACGCTGAAGGACGAATTCGATAGTCCCCAAAGCATGGTGGCCTAGCCAAATCATTTTTGAATTAGGAACATACCATGTCTACTATTACCGCAGCAGCAGCCTATCCCATTAACTCGGGTGGTTTTAACACCCCCGGTGGTCAGGTTGCTTATTCTGGCACCGCTTATTCCGGTTCCTTTATCCCCGCCCTCTGGTCTGGCAAGCTGGCCCAGAAATTCTATGCCGCCACCGTCTTTGGCGAAATCGCCAATACCGACTGGCAAGGTGACATCACCGGCATGGGCGACACCGTGATTATCAACACGATCCCTTCGATCACCATTAACAGCTACAGCATCGGTCAGAATCTGGCTTATGAAGTGCCTGCTCCTAGCACTATCCAGTTGGTTATCAACAAGGGTAAGTACTTTGGTGTAAACGTCAACAACGTGTTGGAACTGCAAGCTAAGCCAAAATTGATGGACATGTTCACCAATGACGCCGCCATGCAAATGAAGATTCAGATTGACAAGGACATCTTGTACACGAACTTCAACCAAGGCGCTGCCGCTAACCAAGGCGCTACTGCCGGTGCTATCTCTGCCTCGTTCAATCTGGGTACTGATCTGGCTCCTGTCGCGTTGACCGCTTCTAACATCCTGCAAAGCATCACCGCTTTGTCCAGCGTGTTGGACGAAAACAACGTGCCTGAGACTGACCGTTGGTTGGTTATCACCCCCACTGAGCGTCAAATCTTGATGCAATCGAACTTGGCCCAAGCCCAGTTCATGGGTGATTCCGCTAGCGTTCTGCGCAATGGCAAGATCGGCATGATTGACCGCTTCACTGTGTATGTCTCCAACCTCGTCCCACGCGGCGCTGCTGGTAAGACCTACATGAACCCCAACACTGGCACTGATGCCACGTTGACAAGTGCCCTGAAGCGTCACGCCGTTGTTGCTGGTCATAAAGCAGCCATTACCTTTGCATCGCAAATTGCCAAGGTTGAGTCTTTGCAAAACCCCAACGACTTCGGTACGCTGGTTCGCGGTTTGAACGTCTATGGCACCCAAGTAGCTCAGGCCAACGGTCTGGCTCTCTTGCAAGTCGCTGGTTAATCCAGCTTAAACGAGAGGGGGCTTCGGCCCCCTCAGTTGGTTTGATAACAGGAGGCTACTATGGCTATCATTGACGATCTAATCGCTAGCGGGTTGTCTTTACCCCAAGCGCAGCAAGTTATCCTTGAAGATACTACTTCAAATCTTGACGGTCTGGTTATTGCTGGTTTTTCTTATGTAGAAGCCGTGGCAATTGCCGCACTTGACGCCGGTACAGGAACTCAAGCAAATCTGGTTGCACAAGGTGCATGGGCAGGAACACAAGCCCCCGCAATCGCTGCTGCACTTGCTGTTACTTGAGGTAATGCATGGGAACAGTAACCGCAGGCGCAATT